TTCTTTGCAGCTTGTCAATGTCTCCGGCGGTAATGGCTCCAGAATAAATAACCAATGGCTGACCATCTTCGCCCCACTCATCAACTTTAATAACCTTGCGGTCGCGGTTACGCCTTGCGGCGATCTGTTCTCCCAAACCCATAGTTTACCCCTTAAACGACTGTTTCAGTTAGGCCACCAGTGCCTTGCAGCGAATAGGTGGCGGTGTTGATGCCATCAGATGTTACACCGATTGACCGGCTTGTGACAATCGCTGAACCGGTCAGCTTGTGATCGCCGGTTGTGTTGCCTTCCATCTGCAAATTGAGGACAACAGTATCGCCAGCGGCAACATTGTTTTGCGCTGTGTCTGTGTCGTCAAAATATGTTTCAACGGTTGCTGTGAAATCTTTGAAGCTGGCTTTGTATGTGTGCGAGGCATCACCCATAACGGTATCTTGAATTGTTTCGGCGGTTTCATCCACGCTGAATGAAATCACTTCAGCCATTACATCTGTGCCGATTAGAACGACACCATCGTTTCCTTTAAAAGTCGCCATCGTTATATCTCCTAAACGGCAGTTTCAACGTCATTTTCTTTGGTGCGATATTGCACCGATATTGTAAACCGACCAACGGCAACCGGCTGTTCGCCATCGCCCGAATAATCAGCTTCAAACGCAACAATCTGTGCATCTTTTGCCAGATTATTCAGCGTTACATCAGCGGCAATGGCTTCTTCAACCTCAACCGCAATTCCATCCAGCGCATTGTCATAATTCGCTGTGCTAATTACATATGCTTCAACAGCAACTTCTAAAACCCGATTTACCGAACGCGCCAAAGTAATTGTATCAAATTCGGTGGCTTCGCTCTTGGTAAAAATGCAAAGTGCCGGAAGCTTTGTCTGTTCCAGCGGAAATATGCGGCTGCGGAAAACATTGCTGCCGGTGGTGGTCAATCCCGTTAGTGCTGTCACGATCTGGTCGCGGATTTGCTGCCGAACGTGCGCCATTATTGTTTCTCCAATACCAGCGTGGTCATACCAGTGCCGTCATCCTGCACAATCCGCATTGTGTAGGCCACCGCGTTGATCGTGATAGTATCGCCTTCAGCGGCGGTTGATACGTCTGCGGTGCGGCAAACGAACCGTGGTTGCTGTAATGCAAAGCCAACGCCCCCACCAGCGTCAACCTCAACGAAATCATTATCAAAGATGCCGTTGATCGTGCCGCCCGAATAGGTCGCTGCAACCCCAAAATCATCAACGCCAATGAAGATGGCGCGATCATCTGCGGTTTCGACAGCCATTAGTCGGTATCCACTTCAGCGGCTTTTGCCTTTTTAGCTGACCACAGTTTTGCATAACCGCGATCAATTAGCTTGTTCGCCTCATTTTCGAGAACATCGTGATCTTCACCGGCAAGCATAATGCCGACTGAACCCGCTTGGCAGTCTTTGATGGCTGTGATTTTGATCAATCTATTTGGCATTTTTCTTTGTGTTCCGCTTTACTAGGCTAGCCGCTGATTTCTTTGTTAAGCCAATAGCCCGATCAGTGATGCCAACTTTATCTTCAACCACTTCGACCTTGCCGGTATTGACCAAATCGAAACCAATATTTTCTGGCAATTCAACAATATCGCCAATAACGTGCGCCTTGCCTTGAATTAGAATATTGCGTTTGCATTTGATTTTCATATTAGACCCCTATGGGAAAAGCAGGGCGACCGTAGCCGCCCCGCTAGTTATTTAGGCATCAATGTCGAGACACGCAGCGAATGACTGTGCGTGACGAACAGCAATGTCGAGTTCTTGCATAACGCGGATGCGAACCGCGCCTGTTGAACCGGCTGTGTAAGGGTCGATCAAGATGTCTGGTGTGCTGAAGAAGCCCATCATCAACTGGCTGAAATCACCGTAGATCATTGCAGATGCAGTTGAAAGTGTGCCTTTTGTCAGGTCAGATGGCACGTTGTTGGTGATCGCAAGGTCGTAACCATAAAGGCTGTTCCAAGGCGCATCCAACAACATTACGCTGTCAGTTGACGCAACCTTTGAAGTTGAAGCCATATGTGACTTAACTTTCGGGTTGGTCAGATAGGCAAGGGTGTTGCCGTTGATTGCAGCGTTGTCAACTTCAACTTCTTTGACCAGATCGGTGATTGCTTGCCAAGTCAGATCGCCACCGTTGGTTCCGATAGCAACTGAACCAATGCCAGTTGTGCCGGTGATGCCGGTTGGCTCATTAGAACCGCCGCCTTCGATAGCAACATCTTCAACCTTTTGAGCAATTGCATTCAACAGGTCATCGCGAATGATTTGCTCAACAGATGGGTCAGACTGAATCATCAATAAGCGGCTGATATCTGTGAATGCACCCAATGACTTTGGTGACATTGTGATCTGCGAGAAAACAGCGTTGACTTCAGATGTTGCGCCATTCTCAGCAACGAAACCGGCTGAAACGCCAGTTGCAAGCTTGGGAATAGCAACGTCACCTTTAAGGCCAGTCATAAAGCGTGCGCCAAGTTCATTGAACACCAAGCGTGAACGCAGGGCATCAACAAACTGATCACCAAGATGATCTGTGCCGACCAAATGACCACCGGCTGTGGCTGTGCCAACAGTCAGGTCACGCTTGCCGCCCCAAAAGCTGTCTGGTGCGTAGAAACCGCGTGCTTCGCGGCCATTGTTTTTTGCAATCTGCTCAGAAACTTCACGCTCAAGACCCTGCAAGCCAGAACCGTTCACCAAGCCGCGAACAGCTTTGATGAATGAATATGACCGCTGCTCTTTTTCTGACATATCAACCGCACCGGCTGATTGCTCTAGTGGCTTGCCTTCGCCAATGGCATCAAGCAATGTTGCGCGGAATTGTGCAACAGACTGACCAGCACCAATAGCTTGATCGGCCAGATCGCGGCGGTTGTGTTTAACAGCAAGATTGATTATCTCGCTGGCATTCTTTTGGAAATCACGCTTTGCAGCTTCGGCAGCGGCTTCGCGAATTTCATCGTGATTTACTTCAGACATAATTGTCTCCTTTTGCTTAATCACTGGTTCAACAAATTCAGCTTTGCGGTTCACGCCGACACCAGCGTCAGCGGGAACAGATACAATGCTGGCTTCATACGGAACCCAAGATGAAATCGCGACTGTCCCATCGCGTTCATTTTTTTGTTCCATTTCGCGGATTTGATAGCCGATGCTGACGTTGCTTCGTATCCCATCCTTGACATCTTGATACACCTCTTGAGCCAGTGCGCTTTTTCCAAAGCGAACCACCGACCGCAACTTGCGATCAGCTTGATCCAAATAGGTACGTTCAATAACGCCAATCTGCTTTGTCAAATCGTGGTCTAGCAATAGCGGTGCGTGACCGCTGCCCAACCTTGACAAATCCACTGCGCCATCGCTATGACGCAAAACTTCTAAACCGAAAGAACGCTCAACGGGTTCTTCGCTTGAAATCGACATTCTGACGCGGCGGTCATCTTCTTCGACCATATCCGCAGCACGCGACCGAAATACCAGTTGACCACGATCAACGCGATCTTCATCTTCTTTATATCCAGCGGTTTCAACAACCGGCGGTGTCGCATCTGACTTGCCAAACGTGATTGTCACGCTGTCGTCAGTCTCGACAATATCTTGAATATGTCTATCCATTGTCTTTACCTCGCTTGTGCTAAGATACCGCAGATCATTGATCTTGGTCAATGTGCTAAACTTGTGACCCACAAGGCGATCTGTGCCTTCATAGCCTTCATCTGTGCTTTGGTATATGCGGATCAACGCGGCTGGGTCATCTGGTGTGCCGGTAATTGTGAAATCGCTGTCTGGCACGTTGATTGATCCATCGCGTTCAATGCGTTCAATCTCGCCCCGCGCAGTGCCGCCGGATGATCCCCACGATACAAAGTCGCCAATCGAAAGCGCATCTGGTGCAGCGCGTTCGCCTTCATCAATTCTATCCAAAGCCATATCTTTTGCCCTTGCCCAAGTTTGCCCTGCATCACCGCCCCACGCTGCCCACGCAACGCGACCTTTTGACGGATAGCCTTCTTCACCGGCACTAAACCCTTCGGCTTGCTTATCAACTT